TGTGGTTGATCGCTCAGGTAAGAGTGGTATCGCCATTGCTGGTTCGTTTGTAGCGAATGCTGGTAACATCATCTGCGGTAATTCGGTATATGCTGCTGGCTTGCTCGGATTGCCTAATGATGGTGGTATTCTGATTTATCAGGGCACTGGTACGGCTACGCAGAATCTGGTTGAGAATAACATTATCTATGGTGATGGTTCGCATACCAAGTATGGTGTTCTTGAGTCGAATGCTTATGGTGGTACTCCTAATGCCAACCGTATTGCGCTTAACCTCGTAACTAATATTACGGTAACGAATGTGAGTACGGTTGGTGGCAGTACTGTGGCATTCGCACCGGTTGGTTGGTAATCAAGGAAAGATATGACTACGAAAAGCCCTATTAAACTTATTGATCCTACTGGATCTACTAGCGGTCAAACCCCTACCTCAACCGGGCCTTCAACACCTCCGGCTTGGGGTAATCCTAATGCAGCCACTCTTAATGGAGCCACCTTTGCATCCCCTGGTGCAATTGGTGGAACTACTCCGGGAGCAGGCACTTTCACTACGGTTAATGCTTCGGGTCTAATCACCCCTTCGTCTACTGTGGGTATTAAAGGAACGGTAGCAGTTGATAATGCACAGGCAGGAAGTATTGGTGAATTCATCACTGCTTCAGCTTCAGGTGTTACTGCTAATAGCGCGTTCAATATTACCAGCATCAGCCTTACTGCTGGCGATTGGGATGTATCTGGGGCTGTTCAGTTTATTGGTGCAAGTGTTACTAGCGCCAGTTTCCTAGCTTCAGGTGTAAGCACTACTTCGGCAACCCTTGGTGCTTTTGGTCAGAATAATGTTCTTCAGTTTACGATGACTTCTCCTTCTGCCAATCACCTTCCAACTCCAGTATGGCGTCTTAGTATCTCTTCTACTACTACGGTGTTCCTTGTTGGTGGAACTACTTTCACAGGCGGTACTATGACTGCCAATGGTATTATCCGAGCACGTCGAGTTCGTTAATGTTATTGAAGAACAAGTGGCTTATTGGTTCTGTGTCAGCGGCCCTCATTACGGGGGCTGCAACACTTGAGGGAACGACTACAGAGCCATATAAAGACATTGGAGGCATTCCTACTGTCTGTACAGGGCACACTGGCCCTGATGTAAAGATGGGTGTTAAATGGACTCCTAATGCCTGTAAAGAGGTTTTAGAGAAAGATCTGATTAAACACGGTGATGGAATTCTGCAATGTGTTAATGTCCCTCTAACACAAAATCAATATAACGCTTACACTCTATTTGCTTATAATGTAGGTGTTAACGCGTTCTGTAAATCGAGTACGGTCCTAAAGCCATTGAATGAAGGCAAATATGAAGAAGCCTGCAATGGGATGTATAAATGGACATACGTAAATGGTAAATATAGTAAAGGGCTTTATAATCGTAGAAAGGTAGAGGTGGCAATGTGCCTAGCCAATTAATTGAAATCCTTGAAGCCATTGTAGCATTTATTCTTGTTATTGCAATCGGTTATGGAGTATGGCTCTATAAAGACCGACAGTATCAGAAACTAAACACTGAATATACTCAACTCATTGAGCAAAGCGAACAACTGGCTTTACAACATAGTAATGAGCTTGCAGCCAATAAAGGGTCTGCAGACAAGGAAAAAGATGAAGCGATTAAACGTAACACTGCTGCTTATCAGTCTCTTATTAACAGCTTGCGGAACCGTCAAGAACGTCCCAGTAACCTATCCAGTAATTCCAACGCTCCAAGCACCTGCACAGGAGCCCAGCTTTACCGACAGGATGCAGAGTTTCTTGCAAGGGAAGCTGCCAGAGCAGACCAAGCAATAATCGATAGAGACTATTATTATGAGCAATACGAATCAGTACGGAGAACCCTTAATCCCTCGGGATCGAATGGTGGACAGCAAGGGGAGGTTCCTGACACAAAGTCTGTTCCTTGAACTTGGCTATAATGAAGACGCCATCTTCACACTGAAGGATATCGACTACTTCTACAACGATAAGACTTACATCTCAGCTAAACGTATCTTCCTAGATATGGAAGACCCCACTGAATACAACTTTGCAAACTACTGTTTTGCAGGTTGGAGGCACTGGCAGAAGGTTACTGAGAATAAGATGATTAAGAAGCATATTGATGAATGGCGTGCTGAGCTTGAATACAAACTTCGAGCCAAGGCAGTAGCTTCCATGATTCAGAGTGCTAAGGGTGGTAACTACCAAGCTACTAAATGGCTGGCAGATAGGGGCTGGGAACAACGTGGTGCTGGGCGGCCTACCAAAGAAGAGGTAGAGCGCGAGACCAAATTCCAAGCTAAGGCAGAGAACGAATTTACAGCGGATGTGGTGCGACTAAGGAATGGCTGAAGACAACTGGATTGAAGAAGCCCAGCGTAAGATTGACAGGATGCCAGATGAAGCTAAAGAGCTTCGGGAACTTGCTAAACAAGACTTGTTCTTCTTTGCTCGGCTCGTCAATCCGGGCTATATGTATGGAGATATCCATAAAGAAATCTTCACTTGGATGCAAAACTATTCCCTCTTTGGGATTGGTGATGCAGTAAGCAACAAGCTTGTGATGCTCCCTCGTGCTCATTTAAAGAGTCATATGGTGGCTACATGGGCTGCTTGGATTATCACTAGACACCCAGAAGTAACTATCCTCTACGTATCAGCAACATCAGGGCTAGCCGAGACGCAGCTTTACGCCATTAAGAACATTATGGCTTCCAGTGTGTACCGTCGATACTTTCCTGAGTATGTTCACCCTCAAGAGGGTAAACGTGAGAAGTGGAATAACACCACTCTCGCTATTGACCATCCTAAGCGTAGGACTGAAGGTATCCGAGATGCTACAATCGAAACAGCAGGTCTCACTACTAATACTACAGGATGGCACGCGGATATTGTCTTGGCCGACGACTTGGTTGTACCAGAGAATGCGTACACTGAAGATGGCCGTGATCTAGTATCTAAGAAAGCATCTCAGTTCACTTCTATTAGAAATCCCGGTGGATTTACAATGGCTTGTGGAACCCGATACCATCCTAATGACGTATATGCAACATGGAAATCCCAAGAGTATTCAGTATTTAATGACGAAGACGTAGAAGTTGAACGTAAACCTGTATGGGAGATTAAAGAACATGTGGTCGAAACTGATGGTATTTTTCTCTGGCCTAGTACCGTCCGCCCTCAAGACGGAAAAAGCTTCGGCTTTAATAAAAACGTCCTTAGTCGTATTCGTGCTGAGTATAGTGATCGGACTCAGTTCTTCGCCCAATATTACAACAACCCTAACGACCCTGGGTCAAATCGGATCGGCGCTGACAAGTTTCAATACTATGACCGGAAGTTCCTCAAGCAATCAGACGGCAACTGGTTCTTCAAAGGCAACAAACTAAATGTCTATGCTTCGATCGACTTCGCATTTAGCTTATCAAAGAAGTCTGACGATACAGCTATTGTTGTTATCGGTGTGGATGCCGATAATTTTATTTATGTTCTTGATATTAGCCTTTTCAAAACAGACAAGATCGCAGACTACTTCAGTGAAATAGTCAGGCTTCATGCCAAGTGGGAGTTCAAGAAACTCAGGGCTGAAGTTACTGTAGCACAGACTGTTATTGTCCGTGATCTGAAAGACAAGATGCGTGAGAATGGTTTGAGCCTTTCTATCGATGAATACAGACCCAATCGTAAAGAAGGCAGCAAAGAAGAACGTATTGCTGCAGCCTTGGAACATCGCTATGAGAATGGTCATATTTGGCACTTTAAAGGTGGCTATACGGACGTTCTAGAGGAGCAGTTGATTCAGGCTAGGCCAGCACATGACGATATTAAGGATGCCCTTGCAGCGGCTGTAACCATTGCTGTAAAGCCTATGAGTCGTGGCAATCTCAATAAGGCGAGAAACAACATTATTCCTATTCATAGCCGCTTCGGTGGAGTCGCATACAAATGAGTCAAAAACCTTTCGATATGCCCGTAATGTTCAATCAGGACGACGTGGCTAAATATATTGCAAATGAATGGTTTACCTATTATACTAATAAGAATCCAAAGATTCAAGAATGGAAAGAACTTCGTAACTATATTTTTGCTACTGACACATCAACAACCTCTAATAGCGCTCTTCCTTGGAAGAACTCAACCACCCTACCTAAGCTTTGCCAGATTCGGGATAATTTGCATTCAAACTATTTGTCTGCTCTGTTTCCCAATGATGACTGGCTACGCTGGGAAGCTTATACGCAAGATGATGCTACTAAAGCTAAGCGAGTAGCTATCGAATCTTATATGGGCAATAAGACCCGCGAAAGTCATTTTCGCACTGAGATGAGCCGATTGCTACTGGACTACATTGACTATGGCAATGCCTTCGCAACTGTTGACTTTGAAGCCAGTTCGCGAGA